ATGAAATTAACATTAATGATTAATAAAGAAAAACAAACTTTTAATATGCCAGAATTTATTCCAGCCCGCCTTATTCGTCAGGCTCCTGAACTTGCTGAAATTCCAAACAATCCTGGTCCAGAGGATATGGATAAAATGGTTCAATATGTAGTAAAAGTTTACGGTGAACAATTTACATTGGATCAATATTGGGATGGCGTGGATGCTCGTAAATTCTTATCGACAACTTCCGATGTAATTAATGCGATTATTAATGCAACTGTGGAAGCGGCTGGTGGTAATCCTGTATCTGGAGAAGAAGAAAACCCAAACGCGTAGAGGGAGGAGGGCTAACGTTCAGTGAGTTTATGGACGAGCTCTACCTCTCTTTATTACGTCAGGGGTATAAACACCATCATATCGATAATGAAATGGATATCTGGCATTATTTAAGGTTAAATCAAAAATATTGTGAACAAGATCATTCAAATAGCGAAAATCATAACTCAAATGAAATTGAAGTTCCGGCAGAAAACATTATTTAATGAGGGGGTGAGACTATGGCGAATGAAATGAATAATTTGGTCGTTAGGCTATCCCTTGATAACGTAAACTTTCGGCAAGGTATTGCAAACTCAGGTCGTGCGGTTAGGACATTACAGAATGAGCTGAAGTCTGTTAGTACAGGAATGGGTGGATTCGCAAATGCTAGTCAACAAACACAAGCGAAAATGAATACACTCAGTAGACTTATTGATGCACAAAAAGAAAAGGTTAAAGCATTACGACAAGCCTATGATCAAAATAAGGCTAAATTAGGTGAAAATGATGCAGCAACCCAGCGATATGCTTCGCAAGTTAATAAAGCAGTTGCTGATTTGAATAGATTTGAAAATGAATTAAAGCAAGTAAACCGTCAAGCTGAACAAAAAGGGATGGATAAGTTAAACAATTCCTTAAAATCCTTACAGGCTGAATTTCAGTCTATTACAACAGGTATGGGCGGTTTTTCTAATGCGACAGAACAAACACGAGCTAAAGTAGATGTTTTATCCCGTATGGTAGATAAACAAAAAGAGAAGATTAGGGAACTTCAACAAGCCTATAATCGTGCTAAAACAGAAGAAGGCGAAGCGAGTCAATCAGCACAAAGATACGCTGAACAAATTCATCGGGCAACAGCTGAACTGAATCGATTCGAAACTGGATTACAGCAGTCAAATCGTGAATTAGAACAGCAAGGGAATCGCCTATTGAACTTCGGTAATCGTATGGAGACATTAGGTAATCATTTGCAAAATGCCGGAATGCAGATCGGAATGGTATTTGGTGGTATGACTTATGCAATTGGTCGTGGTCTAAAATCAGCTGTGGAAGAATCCATGAATTTTGAACAACAGATGGCTAACATAAAAGCGGTATCTGGTGCAACAGGACAGGAAATGAGTAAATTATCCGAATTAGCTGTTAAGTACGGAGAAGATACGAAATATTCTTCGGTAGAAGCTGGAAAAGGGATTGAAGAACTAATCAAAGCCGGTGTTGGTTTAACCGACATCATCAATGGTGGATTAGAAGGAGCGCTAAATCTAGCGGCCGCTGGAGAATTAGAGTTGGGTGAAGCAGCAGAAATCGCTTCGACCGCCTTAAATGCATTTAAAAAGGATAATTTAAGTGTTACAGATGCCGCTAATTTACTTGCAGGTGCAGCTAATGCATCAGCGACTGATGTACATGAATTAAAATATGGTCTATCAGCTTCCGCAGCGGTTGCGGCTGGAGCAGGCATGACATTCAAAGATACAGCTACAGCTTTGGCAGTATTTGCACAGAATGGGTTAACATATAGCCCCGTTGTGGAGAAATTCGCATCGTAAAGGACGTGAATTCGGTGGAAGCTAAGGCGAAAGCTATGCCAATACCGAGCCAAGCTGGATAGGAATATTCAGAAGGTGTAGAGACTAGAGGGAGTAAACGAGAACCGTTGAAACCTCCACGAGCGCGTTCCATCCTAACGATAAAGACGAGGATGATGATATAGTCCGATACTCCAATGAAAATTGGAGAGTATGAGATAAAGAGCTCATATATAACGAATGTAAAAGGTTCTGATGCAGGTACATCTTTAAAAACGATGCTAATGCGTTTAAATCCTTCAACAAAAGAAGCATATAACAAAATGAAAGATTTAGGACTTATTACTTATAATGCACAGGCTGGTTTTGATTTCTTGGTTAAAAATGGTATCCAACCAGCTTCCAGGAATGTAGGGGATATAGAAGTTGCTTTAGAAAAATATGTAATGAAAACAGAAGGTGTGACGAAATGGAATGATAAATGTGATACTACATTCCGGGAGTTAGCTACAAGTTCAGCTTTCTTATCATCAAAATTTTATGATCAGCAAGGAAAAATCCAAAGTTTAGAAAATATATCTGGAATTCTTCATGAATCTATGAAAGATTTAACAGATCAACAACGAAGTATGGCTTTAGAAACGTTATTTGGTTCAGATGCAGTTCGTGGCGCAACGATTTTGTTTAATGAAAGCGCACAAGGTGTGAATAAAATGTATAGTGAGATGTCTAAAGTGACTGCTTTAGAGACCGCCAATACGAAAATGAACACTTTGAAAGGCCGTATTGAACAATTAAGCGGAGCGTTTGATACACTGAAAAAGACAATTGGTGACGCGCTTGCCCCTGTGGTTAGTGCTTTTGTTGCTGGCCTACAAAAGCTTGTAGATGGATTCAATGCATTACCTGGTCCCGTACAAAAAGCAATTGCCATTACAGGTGGTATTGTTCTTGCGATAACCGCTATCGTAACCGCTATAGGAGTATTTCTTGGAGCTGTTGGAATGGTTGTTTCAGGTATTGGTGCTTTATCTTTAGCGTTGGCTCCAATTGGTGGGATTGCTGGATTGGCAGCTGGAGCAGTTGGATTCTTAGGAAGTGCGCTTGCCGTTTTAACAGGGCCAATCGGTCTAGTAGCAGCCGCTCTTATCGGGACTGGAGTTGTTGCATATAAAGCATATCAAAAAGCGACTGAAGACAGTATCGCATCAGTAGATCGCTTTGCTACAAATACAGAAGGAAAAGTAAGCTCCTCAACAAAGAAGGTTCTTGGTGAGTATTTCAAGCTGTCTGATGGTATTAGACAAAAGTTAACTGAAATTAGATTGAATCATGAAGTAATAACAGAAGAACAGTCGCAGAAGTTGATTGGTCAATATGATAAATTAGCTAATACAATCATTGAAAAAACCAATGCAAGACAGCAAAAAGAAATTGAAGGACTTAAAAAGTTTTTTGCGGATTCTTATGTGTTAACCGCGGAAGAAGAAAGCAAGCGGATTGAACAAATGAATCAACATTACGAACAAGAAAAGCTAAAGACACAAGAAAAAGAAAATAAAATAAAAGAAATTATTCAAACGGCAGCAAATGAAAAACGCGATCTTACTACATCTGAAAGAATTTCTTTACAAGCTTTACAAGATGAAATGGACAGGGTTGCAGTTGAGCATATGTCTAAAAATCAAATTGAGCAAAAAGTTATTCTTGAAAATATGCGTGTACAGGCTAGTGAAATTACAGCTAGACAGGCCGCGGAAGTTGTAGAAAATAGTGCCAAACAAAGAGACAAAGTTATTGAAGATGCAAAGAAAACTCGTGATGATAAAATTGCGTATGTGATACGTCTGCGAGATGAGTCGGGAACACTTAATAAAGAAGAAGCAGATGCAGCTATTGCAGAGGCCAAACGTCAATATGAAAGCACTGTTTCAACAGCAAGAGATAGGCACAAGGAAGTTGTAAATGAAGCTAAAGCGCAAGCTGGTGAACATGCAAATGAAGTAGATTGGGAAACCGGCCAGATAAAATCAAAATATCAAGTGATGAAAGATAATGTAGTCGAGAAGATGAAAGAAACCTGGTCAGGTATAACAAAATGGTGGGAAGAAACAAAAACTTCAGCAAGTAACAAGGTAGAGGAAATAAAAAATACAGTTTCGAGAAAATTTGGCGAAAAAGTCCAAGCGGTAAAAGATAAGATGAACGAAGTGAAAAGCGGTATCGAAGAAAAATGGAATACAGTTGAAAAGTTTTTCAGTTCTATAAATTTACGTTCCATCGGTAAATCAATCATAGAAGGGCTTGGCAAGGGAATAGATGACGCTTCAGGAGGTTTATTTAGTAAGGCAGCGGAAATTGCAAGTGATATTAAGAAGACTATTTCTGGAGCACTAGAAATTAACAGTCCATCTAAAGTGATGATTCCAGTCGGTAGCGCAGTTCCAGAAGGTGTTGGAGTTGGTATGGATAAGGGAAAACGGTTTGTTGTGGATGCAGCAAAAAATGTAGTCGGAACTGTTAAGAAACAAATGGGGAATATGCCATCTGTTTTTGATTTTGGATTCCAAACGAATCAATATAGTATCCCGCAAAATACATTTAGCGATTTCAGCGGATATACGCAACCGCAATTATCTTACAACAATCCATCTATGGCAAAAACAATATTCCCAAATAGACCAGTTGGAGAACAAGAACTGAATTTAATCGTAAACATGACTAATGTTTTAGATGGAAAAGAGCTTGCAAATGGAAGTTACACCTATACTACAAAGCTTCAAGATCGTGAACAAAAAAGAAGAGCGGAATTTTAAAGGTGGTGAGCACGTTGGGGAAACTTAGTTTTACTTTTAATAATGTTAGAAAAGATTATATTCAAATGCTAGTTGGAAGAAAACGTCCTTCATGGGCTCCAGTAAAAAGAAGATTAGTAAGAGTCCCCCATCGCGCAGGGGCTCTTTTACTTAATACAGAAACAGAGGAACGTCGTATTGACGTTCCTCTTGTTATTAAAGCGAAAAAAGATATGGCGGATTTACAAAAGTTAAAAGAAGATTTAGCAGATTGGTTATATACAGAGCAACCCGCTGAACTTATTTTTGATGATGAGTTAGACAGGACTTATTTAGCATTAATTGATGGTTCTGTCGATTTGGACGAAATAGTCAATAGAGGTAGAGGTGTTATTACTTTTGTTTGTCCAATGCCGTATAAATTAGGGAAAATCAATACCCACAAATTTACGCAAGAGTGGTCTACGGAAACAACTTCTTATTTTACTAATAAAGGAAGTGTAGAAGCTC